GTAGCTAAAGAGCTTTTACCCTGAGATACAGTGTTTATAGAGGGATAATTTGTGCCAGCTGTGCTAGTTTTGCTTCTTAAAATTTTACCTAAAAGAAAGCCGTCAGTTTTCCAATCAGGATAATAGCTAAACAGCATCGCGGCAGAAAACTGCCCCCAGAGAAGATCATTTGACTCGCTGAATGCAACGCTTTCTACAGTTGATGATGAAGAACTATCAACAATAGTCCCGTCGTCTTTGATAACACTCACACCACCTTCAGTAGCCACTGCGATAGTCGGCACTGGTAGTCCTGTTGCAGCGTCTATAGGGGCGTTGGGAAGGACGGTGACTGCTAAGTCGTTGCAGTCAGAACTAACAATTCGCCCAAAATCTCCATCAATGCTGCCTAAGTCGTCATTTCTTTGTGATAGATTTCCTAAGAATTGTGTATTGACATCTGAATGTCTGTAAGTACGGTTATGGTCTTGAATAAAATCTAACGCAGTAACACCGCCATTGACTGTTAATCCGCAAACAAAAACAGCCCCGTTTATGGCAGTTCCCGCTGTCAGACCGCCAGATTGTCGAAGCATCTTATTATTACCGACATTAAACACCATCCACATCGGAAGACTTGGGTCGTCGCCATCGTAGATTGTAAGCTGATCAGTCTCAACAACAATAACAGCCACCGCAGGAAACTCTCTACGACTACCACGATTAGCAGTGTCCAGAGTCTCGTTATACCAAGAAGTGTTCTGAGTCCTCTTGCGCCATGCGCCGCCGTCTGAGTCTTTACGAGTGTCGTAGACAAATACATCGACCGCAGTGTCAGTAGTAGTTTCAGCGATAGAGTTAATATCGAAACTTGGCGCTGTAACCGTGTCAGTGAATGTTGGCGAGTCTGGGTTAAATCCAGTGACTTTCCAAGTTGAGCCAGTGTAGACCTTCATATCGTCTGACGTAGAGTTGAAGTAAAGCGCTCCGGTTAAAAGAGCATTCCCGTCATTATCTACTGCTGGGTCGGATGCTTTGCTGCCGAGATAACGGTCATCGAACTGGTCATAGCTAGAAGCCGCTGCTGCTGCTGAACTCGCTGCCGCTGTCTCAGAATCCGATGCGTTAGATTCGGAAGTCGCTGCGTTGGATTCCGAAGTCGCTGCTGCCGATGCCGAAGCTGCTGCTGCGGTCGCGTCAGTGTTCACGCCAGCGATGTCGGTGTTCATTTGGCCGATGCTTGTATTCAGCTCGCCCTGCATAGTTACCAGAGCGCCCAGAAATGCGTCGGCACGAGTGATGAACGTGGCGGGAGCGTCAGTTCTAGCCGGAGCCGTAGGTAGTGTGCTTATAGTGTTAATCGTCATTAGACTAGCCCTTCGATTTCAAGTGAGCATCTGGAAGTTGTTGGATTGCTGAGAATTATATCAAATTCTCTATAGTATCCATAAACTATTGAACTTTTGTTTGTTTCCTCTGGAACCCAGACCACTGGCGTCGTTCTCAGATCGGTTAAGACGTTGCGGACCACTCCGAAGACTTCGGTGTCGAGTATTACGTCGACTTCGAGCTTGTTCGCATACGGTCCATCGGTGATTGTCACCCGGCCCTGCGAATCCGTTGATTTTACCGAGTAATCGATGATCGAGTAGCTTGCGCCATGTTGCGAGAACCCGAGATCTGCAAACTGGCCGATAATCAAAGCGCCGCACTTGGCGGTTACGTCATCGGTGAATGTAACCGTGATTTCTGCGTTCGCATACGGCGGCAGATCAAGAATCGCCAGTCGGTCTTCCCGGACGATTGGCTCGAAGAAATACGCATACCAGTCTTGGATGCCAGAGTCAGAGATCAGCGAGAACGTCTCGTCGTAGACCGTTCCCTCTGTCGCATCGACCATCTCGACCGTGACCGATGCGCAGTCGACATTTATAAGTGAGAGTGAGTTGATTACTGTCGGAGACTGTAGGACCACTTCCATCCCGCCAGCTTGCACAGTCTGTTCCTGCACGATGCCGTTGAACATCTTCCAGCGGTTCGTGCTCGAGACTTCTACCCACCACGTTCCGTCGTCAGTTGTCGGATCGTTGCCAGTGTTCGCTGCTTGCTGAGACTCGTAGATCTTATGAATGTTGGGAGTCGTGACGATTACCCGGTCCTCGTCAGCGTAAGTCGTGCCGACGAGCCATGCCGAGTAATCATCCTCCGGGACGTCCGAAGACTGAAAGATCGAGTCTGTTACCGTTTCCGGCCGAATTATCTTCATATTATGCCCTCACTGGCGGCAAGCCGTTCTTGTCCCAGCGGTCGTTGAGTCGGTAGAGCTTCGCAGTGTTTCTCGCCACGGCGATCATAATCTCTTCCATGCTGCCGCGTAGACCGCTCATCTCCGCAGCCATGCTATCAGCTGCCCGAGCCTGTGAAGCCGTTTGTACGCGCTCTCCTGCGTGCAGCTCGGCAACGTAGCCGTCGTGCGGGACCATATCCAATCCGTCCCGGTGTGAGCCATCGATAGCGCCTTTCAGAACGTCGCCAGAGCGGCTCAGTATGCCAGCCGCGTCACCGCCGCCCACTATGTCATCCAGAGCGGATTGCGGCACGCCATTTCGAGCGCCGACCGCGTAAATCCACTCCTTCGCGTACATATCCATCTGTTCTTCGATCGGCGTGCCCTTGATCTTGCCCTCTTCGATAGATACTCCGAGGAACGTGCCCGGGCCTTCGCCTTCGACGCCTAGACCGCTGAAAGTGTGCCCGCTTAGATTGACGTTATAGCCGGAATTCTTGGCGAGCGCTGTCAGAGTTGCATCTAGCTCTCGCAACGGTGCTACTGCCGCAGCGGCTTGATCGTTGGTAGCGTTCTGCTTGAATCCCAGCGGGGCGAATCCAGACTCGAACTCCGGGACGCTGAATACGTTCGCGTCGCTCATTCCAGCGGTCTTCGCCATAGTGATGCCAGCGGACGATGTTGGAGTGCCGCCGCTATCCAGAGCTTTCGCAGCGAGAGCAGCCGCAGCGACCGTCAGAGTGATTGGGTTCGTCGCTATTGCGAGAGCCTTCGCTCCTGCTGCGCTGATAGCAGATCCAGCCTTCGCAAGTCCTGCAGAGATGCCAGCGCCTATCCCGCCACCAGCAGCAGCGCCGCCAGCAGCAGTTCCGCCAGCAGCCGCAGCAGCGCTCGATGCCATTGTGCTAGTGCCCGCCGCGATAGCAGACTGAGCCGCAGCAGCGCCTCCTCCGCCACTGACAAGCCCGGCAATCCCGGCCGCTGCCGATGAGACCATCCCGCCGATGCCGCTGGCGATGCTAGATATAACCGAGCCGAACCCGCCGGATAGCTTCGAGAGGAATCCATTAAGACCGCCGCCGCCGAATATAGCGTCCATGATCTTTTGAGCTGCCAGCTCCGAGACCATGCGCTTAAAGCCGTCGACCACTGAGCCGAAAAAGTCTTTGAAGTTCAGTTTTCCATCTGTCAGCGTCTTATAGATCATGTCGCCGAAATCTTCTTGCAGATTGCGGAGCATATTCTTTTGCAGCTCGAATGCGACTGTGCCTTCCTTCGTGGCCTCGGTCATATCTTCGATTGGTTGGACGGCTTTGCTAGACTCGGCAGCGAGATCGACAATAGCTGGCGTCGTGTTGTCCTCCAGCTCCGAACCCATATCCGTAATCGCCGGGTTCGTAGTGTCTTCGAGTTCTTTTCCGAGCGCCTCGATCTCGCTAGTAGTATTGCCGATCTCTGTGTCCGATTTTATGACCGTCGTATTCAGAGCTTCCATCTCTCGCTCGAGATTTGAGATATTGGTTTCTGTGTCAGCTATCGCCCCGGCAAATACATCTGTCTTACTCTTTCCAGAATCCAGATCTTTTAGAGTCTGCTCGAACGTCGAATTATATGTCTCGATAGCGTTTAGCGGATCCTTCACTGCGGCAGTAAGCGCTCGGAATCCCGCTATTGCGTCGTTCTTCATCTTGGTAAATCCGTCTGCGACGCTATTTATGGCCGAAGCGAAAGATTTCATAAACCATAGTTTTAATTTGTTCCAAGCGATCTCTATAGCTACTGCGGACTTTTGGGCCGCGAGTTTTACTGTGTCGATGTTAGTGATTAGCAGGTATGAAGCCGCACCTACCGCTGCCAGAACAAGCCCCATTGGGTTATTCAGCATCGCAGCATTCATGGCGATAACCGCTGTTCTTATAGCCCCTACCGCTGTCACAATTCCGCCAATTACCGCTGGCGCGAAATATGCTGCTGCCGCTATACCGAAAGCCTCGACTCCATTAGATAGTGAGCTGAAATACTCTCCAATTTCTCCGCTAGTTATAACCCCAGCGGCAGCGACCGAGAATGCAGTTAGTGTCTGAGTCACTGATCGCAATTTTGGGTCTAGTTTCTGCCCTATTGCTATCGCGAGAGATTCGTTCGCTGACTCGAGGCTCAGTAAGTCGCCAGTCAGATTATCGAAGTTCACAGCTGCTTGCTCGGCAGCAGTATCGGTCCCGGTGAGCTGTTGCTCCAAAATCCTGGCACTGTCTGCGCTGTTGATCATGGTAGCCGCAGACTTTGCAGCTTCCGCGCCGAACATATCCATGATGTCCGTTAAACTCATGTTTTCAGCTGCGAGATTCTCTAGCGCTACAGTGAGACCGACCACGGACGGCTTGAACTTATCCTCGGCTTCGCTCTCTAGCTTCATTAACACTTGGCGGAATCCAGTGCCAGCTTCGGCAGCGAATAGACCGCCCTTGGCGAGTAGCTGGACGCCGACGTTAGCTTCCTCGAACGATAGCCCGGCAAGCGATGCCGCTGTGCCAGCGTTCTTGAGCGCTTCGGATGTCTGGTTGATTAGAGATGAGCCGAATTTCGATCCAGCAGCCAGCACGTTCACGAACCGGGATGCTTCCTCGGCTCCTGCGCCGAACTGATTCAGAGAGACGCCCACGGTCTGAGCGGCTTCGGTGAGATCTATGCTTGCAGCCTCGGCAAGAAGTACGGCTTCCTGCGTGACTGCTGCGAGAGCATCACGAGATGCCAGTAGATCCGGCTTCGCGCTTGCGATGAGCTGGAATGCTGTGGCCGCTTGGCTTGCTGAGAGTGTAGTCGTCTGCCCAATAAGAGCCGCTTGCTCCCGGTAGAACTGCAAGTCTTCCCCGGTCGCCCCGGTGATTGCGCCTAGTTCGCTGATCGCTTTATTGAAGTGATTCGTGTCGGTGACAATCTTTGAGAGAACTTGCCCTGCGCCTACTGCGGCCAGAGCTGCTCCCATAAGACGAAACGCCGAGCTGGCTTTACCCGCGCTCGACGCCATTTCGTCGTTGGATTTGTTGACCTTCTTGCCGACGTCGCTGCCAGTCTTGCCGAGATGATCGAGATCTTTCTCAGCGCTCTTGACGTCTCTGGTGTCGACTTTGATCTGTATCGTTGCGAGATCCATGCTTGTCCTTTATAACAATGCCGCGTAGAGCTGATTTCATCGTCGAGGCGATTCGAGATCGCTCCTGCTCGTTACGGTATGGCGCTGGTGCGTCCACGTTGTCGTATTTTAGCACGTTTGAGGCATATACCGCTGAGAGCCTTTTGATGATCTCGGCTTCCCACCCGGTGAGCCGGAGTCTCGTCATTCGGACGAAAGAATCTAGCTCCTGCCACGTTATCCCATGAACCCCGTTCCCGCTATTGAGAGCGACGCCGATCCGTGTCAGCGTTTCTATAATGTAACCGAACGGCTCGATGTCCGGGAATCGCCCGGGCACTTCGCTGCTCTCGATCATTGCCATGCGAGACTGCTTCTGGTCCTTTGCTCGCGTTGATAGCCATGCCCACTGCTCGACGTACTTGGTTAGCAGCTGGCCTACTTCAAAAAATAGCTATTTCGATCTGCGGCCGCCTCCATGAGCTGTTCCGCGATCCAGCTGCGCTTCTCGTAGAGCGTTGCTGCGTTGTCTTTGGTGCACTTGAGCGGCTCGCCATCGAATTCGATGTTCTTGGTCCACTTGACCGTGCTCTCTGCGAGGATCTCGTACAATGCCGCCTCGAGCGCTGCGCTCGGAGTGTTTCGGCCCTTGTAGCGGTTCGCGTTTCGCGTATTGACGCGCTTTGCTGCGTTCTGCCATGCCTCAGAGTCTTTGCCGAGCACGGTAATAATTAGATGATCGCCCTGCTCATCGAGCAGATACTCACCCGTCGCCGGATGTTGCAGCTTTACTTCGATGCCTTCTTCGGCCGCTGCTTGTAGATCGATGTTCGCTAAATCCATGACTTTCCCCTGTTGCTAGTTATAAAAGAATGGCCCGCCCAGATGAACGGGCCACCCCAGTGCTTTATGACGCTGCTACGTTTACCGGAGCATTTGTCAGCTCGACTACTACGCTATCAGACTTGATGCTATCGACGCCGCCAGCGTTTACTTGGTAGCTCATTACCAGAACTGTGAAGTAATCGACTTCGCCGTCCGGGTAAGTGATTGCGATAGAGACCTCGGTGTCCGAAGTGTGCGCAGTCTTCATGGCAGTTTGACCAGCATCGTCGGCGTCTGCCGCGAAGTTTAGAGTCAGAGTGCCATCGTTTACTGAGCCTTTACGCTTAACCACGCGACGCTCGCCAAGAGGCGAATGAGTGATCAAGTTGTAGACTGAGCCGAATGCTGGGATCTCAGTGATTTCGCCGACTGTGGCGAACGTGAGAGCTTCGAACCCGGTGCTGTCATAAGTTGCAGGAAGTGATGCCACTACGCCAAGCGTAGTACCTGCTGAAGTTTGAATTGCCATTGGTAATTACCTCGTTATCGTTTGTTGCTTGCCGCTTTGATATTCTTCGCGAACAAGCGATTAAATTGCTGCATATTCTTCCGCACCATCCCGGCAGGAGCTTGCTGCGACCAGCCATACTCCAGCCGTTCGATGTACGGCAGATTGTTGGTTAAGTAGTAGAGACCGCCGATTGCGACGCTTACCGTTTGGTCGACGTTTGATATTGCCGCCGCCTCGCCCTGTCTCACGCTATTAACGCCTTCTATTGTGCCAGTAGCCCCGCTACCGACCGATGCTTGCCAATTACGTCGAGCTGTTCCGGTGTCTGCCGGAGTCTCTTTGATAATTGCTGTACTTACTTCGAACAATGTCGCCCGGGTTCCTTCACTTAGTACCCGGTCGATCTTGCCCGATATTTTCTTCCAATCAGACTCCCAGCTCATACTATAGCTCGCCAGCTGATTGTTAATGGAATCGCGTACCACCCCTCGTCAGTGATAGCAGACGAGATGCGCGATCCAGTGATCTTTACTGTCACGCCATTATAGACGTATTCAGCGCCACGCGGGAAATGTAGCGATAGCAGTCGCGCTTGTTCCTGCGCATCGAACCTGCGGTCTCCACGGCCGTCTGTGACGCTGATCTGATAGAGTCCCTCGTAATCGTCCGCGCTGGCATGAGATAAGCCCACCGGGTCTTTCACGTTCGGGATAAATGACTCGGCCAGATAGAGCGATCCAGCGTCCGGCGTATAGGGAGCATTCTCCCAAGCCACTGGCGGCTCTCCTGCGGTCTGAAACTCCGCAAGTCGTGCCGAGAGAGCTGTGTTGATGTCTTTCTCTGCTGCGCTCATATTCTGATCTGCAATATGTACATAACATTGGTCCCGGCGGGATTGATCGGCATTACTTGCATGACGCGCCAAGTCTCACCGTTTACCGCTACTTTCCAGTTCACCTCTGGCGCTGTGGCGAGATTATTCGCCAGCAGCTTAAGATCAGACTCTAGGACCGTCTGTCCGTCGATCTCCGCGTTTTTGTAGTTTACCGCTACACCAAAGCCGTCCACTGTCTCGTCGCTCGCTGGCGTCGTTACAGTGCCCGTCGCTGGGTTTATGACCTCTCCGGTCTTATAGCTGAAAGTGATCGCCTGTCCATTGTCTTGGAGCAGCCGGGACGCCGTAGACTGTAGAGCTGTATAGTTTATGCCCATTCTAGCCTCGGATCGTGGTGATGTTATTTCCCATCGAGCTGGACGTTACCAGCTTGCGCATTGCGTTGCCGATACTGCGGATAACCACCGAGAACGATGCGTTGTCCATGTACTCGACCTCGAGCACGTCGACTTTCTCGCGCTTTACTGCGCGATCGACTGTAGATACCGGGTCATTCCCGGCCATGATGGAGACTGCGATTGCGATCTGGGCGTTCTTTACTAGCGCCGGGATCTTATCGGAGTCTGTGAGATAGCCGTCAATCCATAGATCCGATCGTGGATACTGGAGAGGCTGGGTCTCGATAAACTTGATACCTCGGAACGGTTGCTGCTCGAAGTAATCCATCGCCAGAATCAATAGCTGAGACTCATCGCCATAAGTGCCCGAGATCGTGATATTGCGATCTGAGCAGTATTGAGTGAACTCGGCAACGGTTACGTAGCTGTTCGCATTGGCGACGATCGAGCCGTCTTCGACGATAATGGTAGCCATTTAGCTCTCCGCTTTAGTCTTGCGTGCTTTCTTTGGCGCTGCTTTTGGCTTTGCCGCTGGCTTCTCGCCGAATAGCTTCATACTGTCGGCGCGGAAATCTGATTCGTTGATAATAACGGCTTTGCCGTCTCGGTCGATTGTGACCGTTGGTAGTGCTTTCATTCATGCCTCCATAAATGATGCGGAGCGCCCGAAGACGCCCCGCGATCATCTTTAGCCTAGCAGAACAGCCATGTGCTCTGGCTTGATGGCAGATACGCCCCAAGCGAGCGCTACTTCGAAATGCACTTGGCGGTACTCTTTGTACATAGACACTTCGAACGTGATGCCGCTGCGTGGATCAGTCATTAGCATAACGTCTTCGGCGAGATCACCCTCGAGAGGACGAGCTGGCGCGCGAGTCACTAGCACGATGCTGTCGCGGTTGAATGCGATGTTCGCTGCGAAGTCGTTGCCGACTGTAGCTGCTACGCCGTCTGCGAGAGCTGCTTGCAGACCGGGAGCCGCAATAGTAACAGTGCCAGCAGCAAGTGCCTCAGTGACGAGATACTTGTTAGCGTCGCCAGCGAAAGTGATAACGTCGCCAGCCACGATAGTGCCAGTGCCGCCATCTACGTCGATTTCAGTCGCGCCAACGGCGAATGTGCCATTAGTAACGTAGCTGTCGCCAGTGCCCTTTGTGTGAGCGTTGATCTGTGCAGATTCACGGATATCCATGCCAGCAGTCGAAAGCATAACGCCTTGACGCAGCATAGAGTCGTTACCCTGTACGTCGACGCGGCTCTGTAGGCCGAGCATTGACGCGCCAGCAGCCGAGCTAACGACGAGCTGGTTGTTAGTCAGAGGCGAACCGTTGTCTTTCAGAATCTTGAGCGCGTTTGACGCATCGCTGAAATCGCCAGCAGTGCCGAATGGCGTAGTGCCAGCCGTGCCGTAGGCGCGTGATGCTTGAGCGTACAGACCTGCGAGATCAGCTTCGACTTCGTTAGTCAGAGTGCGCATCGCTTGAGCGAATTGGTTCTGGAGGATGCTGTTGTAGCCGGGGCCAGTGTTCAGACCGCGCTCTTCTTCGCCGTTATAGCGAATAGCAACGCCGCGAGACTTAGAGATGCTCAGAGTCTTATTGCCGATTACTTGGTCGCCAGTGTCTGGTGCTTTCTGAGCTGGCGTGATGTCAGCTGCGGCAGCAGATGGAGCGACTGCACTGCGGATAGTTTGGCCCTTGGCAGCACGCGCAGCAGATGCGTCGAGTGTTACCGCTGGGATCATACCGACCAGTTCGCGCGAGACGGTATCAAGCGCTTCGTATAGATCGGGAGTCAGATTAGTGAGAGTGTTAGCCATTGTTAGTTACCTATTGGATTAATCAGAGATGATGCCACCGTCTTTGATGAACGCCATCTTCTTAGAGGCGGCGAGTTTGTCAAAGTCGGATCGATTTAATTGCTTGGCAGCCCCGCTGCTCGTTGAACTTGTAGCACCACCCCCGGTAGCACTTGAGCCGTCGACCAAAAACGGAAATTCTTTCGAGAGATGATCCATTAACCCGGTAGAGTCGACTTCGATGCCGCCCACTAGGAACTGAACCTTCTCTCCATCGTGCCGAGCATAACGCGATGCGTAGTCTGCCAGCACTTCGGCGCGCTTGGCGTCGGTCTTCGCGAGTTGCGATCCGATCTGAGCCGATGCGATGTTTATGTCTTTCTGCTGGATCTTCCCAGTAAATTCTTGCAGCTCCTTGTCCTTCTCGGCAAGTTTGGATTGAGCCTGTTCCCAGAGATTCTTGAACTCGCCCTTTTCTTGAGCGGTTTCCATCTCCTGCTGCTGTTTCTGCGCCTCTAGCTCTTTGGCTTTGCGCTTGGCTTCTTTCGCTTCGTCCATTAACTGCTGGACTTTGCTTTTGAGTCCGCTGGTATCCTCCGGCTGGGGGATTCCTTCGACTCTCAAGATATATTGATCACCGTCCTGTTCGTAAAGTGATTGAACTGATTCGTCGAGTTCGCTTATGTCCTCGACCGCATATTGTAAACCCATGCTTTCTACCCCGTAGATTTAATGCTGCCCCGCAGCGTTCCGTGAATTATAGCACTATTTTGTAAAAGTAAACATATTCGCCACTTTTTAGCGAAATCCGCTAACCCGCAGCGTCGAGCACGCTCAATTGCTGGAGATTGATCGGGTTATAGTTCTCGTCGACGAATTGGTCCAGCTTGAGCCTACCAGATCGGAATAGCTCCGCACGCTCTTTGCCAAGCACCTGCTGCTGGAACTCCGGCGACTGATCTCTGAGCCAGCCGCTATAGGTTCGCTTTGCTGAGACCGGGCCATCCATGCTGGCTCGCTCGCCCTCGAGACCGCCCTCTTGGAATCGGTCTTGGAGCACCGGGACGCGCAGAGAGCGGCAGTTCCAGTGTCTTGGCACGGCTGGGCCTTGATTGAACTCGAATATCTGCCCGTCCAGAGATGCGCAGCCGATCGTTGTGCGACCATCGAGGACCGCTACCCATTCCTCGCCCTTGAGTATATCGTCGTTCGCTCGGTGAACTGCTGATCTAGCCTCGGCAGAGATATGGTTGGTCGTGGTTCGCACCAGCGCTTCGGCTTGTCTCTTGCTACGATTCGTAACGCTCTTGATGTCCCGGGCCAGTGATTGCACCGTCGAGCCTTCGACCATCCCGGTCTGGATTGTCCGCCGGATCTCTGCTGCTTTATCCACTGAGAACTGGCGAGCCGCTTGATCGATGGTCAGAGATTGCACCGTGCTACCCGCTTTCCCGGTAGCTGCCAGCCTCATCGGGCTTTGTGTTACCAGCGCCCGTAGCTGATCAGATGGCGGCAGAACCACGCCCGCAGTTGCCGCAGCGTTCATCGTGCGGACCGCGAAGTCGGCCTCATACTCGGCGAAGTCTCCTGCGCCCTGTGTAAGCCCCGCAGCGAGCTTCTCAAGCGCTTCCTGCTGTAATGCGACTATCCGGTCGAGCTTGCGATTCAGTGTCCTAGTCTGCGCGAGCGAAGTCACACCGTCGAGCTGGCGAAGGATCTCTGATTGAGCATCGTCGAGATACTTGATCAGTTCCTTCACCTGCCCGCCAGCATACCGCTGCACGTAGATCTGGTGCTTTATCCCAGCATTGACCAGATAGTCATTAGCACTCATTTAGAGCGGCGACTCCTGCGTAATGTCGGAGAGAATGTCCTCCGGCGTGCCTTCGGTTTGAATCCACCCGGCATCCATTAGACGGCGCACGATGTCGATCTTCGGCATTACCCCGGCGTCGTTGCCTTGAATCATTGCCATAATCTCCTGCGGCGCGATGCTGTCCTGCCAGAAGTCAGAGTTCAGCTGGAAGACGATCTCGGCATCGGTGGTCGTGATAAATGCCCGGCAATCCTGCAACGTGCGAGTAAACGCCTCGTCGATGTTGCCGACCAGTGTATCGAGCATCGAGTTCTCGGACGTGGCTTGCATCCGCGCTTCTTCGGCGGTTCGCTGCCCGGTCTTCGTGATTATCTTCGCACCGATCTGCACCATCATGTGCTCTTTGTGCTCCATCTCGTTACGGATGGCTCCAGATGCGTTCAGTTGCAGCAGTTCTGCCTTTCCGCCTTCCGAGAGGATGATGCCAGAGTTCTCGCCGACCGTGATTCCGCCCGGGTTCAGCGATTGGAACGCTTCTGCGCTCTGATCGGTGGATACCACCAGCGTGCCGCCGCCATGGATCGAGAGATTGCTCTCGTGGTCTGCGGAGTTGCGGAAATGCCCGATATTCACTCGGGCGATGTCATAGAGCACTGGCTCGTCGAT